TCTTTTTGGTCTTGCCTGCTTCAGATAAAGCAATGGCAATTGCTTGCTTTGGATTTTTTACTACCTTGCCACCTTTGCCAGAATGAAGGGTGCCAGATTTAAACTCACGCATAACCTTGGCTGTTTTCTTTGCTGCTTTAGTTGGCTTTTTCACTTTTTTACTCTATTAACTTTTTTAGTAACTTTACCAGTAATTTGCTTTCCAGTTGCATTATCATAACTGCGACCCTGAATTAAAGCACCAAGCATTTGACCAAGTTGTGCATCTTCGTATTTACGAGCAGCATTTGCTTGGCTTCGATAATACTCACGTCCTTTGCCACCTTGAGCCATATCGTTTGGTGGATATGTACTACCTTTGTAAGAATTTTCCGACCTTTTGTTCCTAGCCTGTTTATAGTCCCTTGCCTCTTTCATGAGGTTTTCTAGGTAACTCATTACTTCTTCTTACCCATCTTTTTCATACCCTTACGCATTTCCATCATCTTCTCTGCTTTTGATTCCATCTTCTCACCCTTAGCATAAGCCTTTGCAGCCTTCTTGCCCTTGGCGGTATATGGGAATTTCTTGTTTCCTACTTTTGGCATTAGATTTGTCCTATCTCTTTCATTACGGCTGCGGCTTTTTGAGTTATATCTTTAGTCTTAGGCATAGTGTCCGCATTATACGCTTTACCTAATACTTCTGAAGCCCTATGCGCTTCTTGTATATGACGCATAGTTGTTCCTGCTGGTTGTATTCCCTGTGCTCTTGCGTCCCGATAAGCCTGTAACTCAGAGTTCCATTTCTTATCTGGAATATCTCGTTTAGCATCTCCTGTATTCATTTGGAGACCTAGACCTTTACATCCAAAACATCCATCAACTGGACTAGGATGATGTTCCCAGTGTTTCATATGTCCCCTATATAACTGTAAAGTTTGCTTCTGTTACTCCAATGCCACCAGCAATTAATGCTGCCTTAGTGGCTTCGCTTACTATATGTGTGTGACCACCAATATAGAATTCATCATAATTGGCCATATCTTCATCCATTGGATATCTTAATGTAGAGTATGTCCCACCACTCTTGGCAACACTTATACCTCTGTTTAGTTTATAAAAATAAAACAAACGATGTAGGCCTGCTGGTCCCTCTTCTACAACTGGAGTTGTAAATTTATATTCAGCCATTTTTCTCCTTAATGAACTTACTCCGTAGCAGGAATATTTCTACTCCTGCTACAGCGTCAATCAACTAAGCGATTGAAGAACCTGATTCGATTCTGTATAGTGCCTCTTCACGGTAGCGTGCAAAGCCTAGTACGCCGTACCAACCCATTGGGCGGTGACGCATTAACTTGTCAACTACTGGTCCGATTACTACATGTGGCTCTTCTGCAACTGCCTCAGCAAGTGCTTGCTGTCCGCAAATAATTGTGCGGTAGTTACGTGCAGATGAAGCACCGTCAGTAGCATTGTACAGACGTGGAGACTCTACGAAGTATGCACCTTCGTATGTTCCAATTTCTCCAGCCCAGATACGGTCTTGTGCAGAACCGTATTGGTTAGGAAGCAACCATCCTGCTGAACCTGTCTCAGCACGTAGGTCATGGGATACCTCTGGGTGGATACCAGCCCAGTATAGTGAACCCTTACGACCAGTAGCCTTGTTAGAACGTAACTTAGCAACAGCCTTGCGGATGTTTGCTGAAGAAATAGTTGCGGCTGCTGTGATAGTTGCAGTTGAAGTTGCTGTTGAACCTGCGTAGATTACGTTGGTTCCGCCACGCAATGTTGTCATTGCTACGGAGTCAATAGAATCTGCAAGGTTGAATGCGATAATGTTTGCAATTGCAGGGTCTACATCTGCTAATGAGAATAACTCAAGAGCACGTGTTACCAACACTGAGTTACCGTACTCGTTAAGAGTAATGGTTACTGAGGTTGGTGTTGACATTGCTACTGCATCTGGGTCAGTTGTCTCTGTCAGAGCAGTAGTTGCTGCTGAAAGGTCAACGTAGCGTTGTAGAACAACGGTTGAACCAGGAATTGATTGACGTGCTGGGCGCTTGTCTGCGACTGAACGAATTAGTGGTTCAGAACGGAGAGCAAATTCAAGAAGACGGTCATACGCCTTCTGGACTAGACCAGCACCACCAGCGGTTCCGCCTAATGAAGCGGAGTCGGTTGATACATAACTGTTAGCCATTTGTCACCTCCAAGTGACTATGAACGGAATTATTGTTGTGAGCGAAGTACATCCAATAATGCATCCATTGAATCTGCATTATCGATGCGAAGATTTAAATCCTCTGCTCTGTCTGGGGTCATAGCGTTCTGTGTGAGTACATCTTGCTGCCTTAAGGCTGCTTTATCTATCTCACTTACTTTAGGCTCCTCTTTAGCAACTGTAATTCCAAATAAATCAGCGTTATCGTCAAGCCAGTTAGAAACCGACTCTTCATTAACATCTTCTAAATCTTTAAGAACTAATCTTGCTGCTTTAAGGTTGACGCCCTTCTTTTCTAGGACTTCTTTGACTGTACGCTCACGCTGCACCTTGGATAATCCCTCAAGTTGCTCAGTAAGTTCTTTGATACGTTTCTCATCAGCACGCTTTGCTTTCCGCAACTTTTTAAGTAAGTCACTTCCGTCACCTGCGTACTCATTAGTAGTATCTAGGTCGTCTTCGTCTTCATCCCAGTAGTTGTTGCTCATAGCAACCCACCCTTCTATTCGTTGTAGTCGCAAGCCTCAAATTCATTCGGGGAAATGGTTTGGCTCTTGCTACCAGTCTTTTACACCAATGGGGCTGGTCGGTCCATTAGGATTCTAGTTTATATTAGTCCTGCTGCTCTATCTTTAGAAGCAAATCTTCCAGATGAGCCTTTCATTCTTGCAATTTCTAATTGTCTTAATCTTTCAATTTCATCTAATTCTTTTTGAGTTTTACCAAATACAGCACTTTGTGCTTGTTGGGCCGTAAAACTTCCACCAGCAAATTGAGCAAGCGTATTGGCTCTTTCAAGAGATTTAACTTGTCCGAATCCAGTTAACGCTTCATCATATCCATAACCTTGGTTAGCAATACTTGTTGCATCTTCAAGGGTTACACCTGCAACTCCTTGTTGTCTTGCTGCAGACATTACTGACACTGCTTGAACTTTGTTCTTAAGTTTTGCTGCACCTTCTGGGCCAGTAAGAATTGCTGTTGCAATAGATGCTCTATCTACACCAGGGAAGTAGGTTTGAAGGTCTTGCTTTAAGGCTGCAGGGGCATAATCAATAGCATTAAATACATCACTAATTAGATTACCTACCTCAAGAACAGACTTTCCTTTACCAATTACAGTACCAATAAATTTTTGGTTTGCTATTTCGCCAAGACCTGCTTCTCTCATTAAGTCGCCCATTGCTTGCTCGGCTTTAATGTATTCAGTAATGCTTGGTACTTCTATAGCCATTCCAGACTGTTGTAGTTTTTCTAGTTGAAAAATTCCTTCAAATCTACTTGTAAACTCAGGAATAGCGTTTTGTTGTTTAGCAGCACGTAGAGCAAGATTTATTGAATCATTGATATCTGAACCAGATTTATAAAATCCAGAAACTAATTCAAAAAGTTTTGTAACATAAGGTTGATTTGCTTCATTTTGTCCAAATATTATAGCAAATGTATTTTTAAATGTGTCTGATGCTAGAACTCTTTCTGTTAAAGATTTATCTTCTTCTCCAGCGGGAACAGATTCAAACACACCATAATAAAAACCACCATTACCGTCATTAAATTTCATTCTGCGTTGTTTTTTGTCTGCAGAGTATTCCCATCCAGCAAATGTGCCAGCAACTGGGAATTGACTTCCTGAAGAAGGTGGAATTATACCGCCACCAACGTCACCGCTAACTATAGGAAGAGTTACCCCTGTTTCAGGTTTAGGGGTTACAACAGGTTTAGGAGTTGCGGCTTTAGTAGTAGGCAAAGTTTGGCCAGGTTTTGTAATTCTAGTTTCCGCAGGATTACCTAAACCATAAGTAAATGTAGATGGGGCTGCTGGTTTTGCAACCATTCCAGATAATGGATTATAGGCTGTGGTTGGCGCAGGAACTCTACCTTCTCGTTGATTTGATGTAGGTGTTGCCATTAAAAAGCACCCATTGCCTCTCCTAGACCAGTTGCTACGTCTCTAGCAAAATTATTCATTGCTTCTGTGTATTGTGACCTTTTGTCATTTAAAGCCATACGCTTAAGGGTTGCATAATTCATGGGTGCATCTCCAGATTGAGAAGCAAGCCATTCGTTAATAATTGGTTCATCTTGCCATTTTATTTGAGCGCTATCCATTTCCCAGGCATCTGCTAATATTTTAACTGCTGGATTAGCAACTTCTGCTACAGTGAGTGTTGGGTCAGACTGTAGTCTAGTGGTAAGATATGGATGTTCTTTAATCGCAATTTTTTGTAAATCTACAATATATTCAGCAAAAGTCTTTTTGCCAGAAGCAATTAATTTTGCATCAGCAGCAATTTCTGCATCACTTTTACCAATAACAAACATGTCTTTAACAAGTTGTTTTGCCTGCTGAAGAACTGCTATATTCTTAGAGCCTAAAGTCTTTTCGTCTTTGAAATTAACCTTTGCCCAGATATAATCAGAAGCAAACTCCTCAGGCTTAAAAAATGATGGATACTGGGTAGTTATAGTATTTTGAAGTTCTTGTTGAATCTTATCTACACTGGCGCCAGTACCAACTTTGCTTGAGGTAGATTTGACAACTGTCTCAATTTGTTTGCTTTGTTGTTTATTGAACTCTTTGATAAAATCATTAACATCAGCATTGGTAATAAGACCAGTGTAACCATTGGCTGCTGCCACCTTTTCTAACAGGGCCTTAGCAGATACTGCATTTAACTTGGTAATATTTTTACTTGTAGTAGTTGATGATGTTGGCGAAGAAGTTCCGCCTAAAAATCCAGCAATTAGTTGCTGAACCTTAGCATCTAACTGTGCCTGTGTTTCGCCTGCCATTAATCAACCGCCTTTAAAGTATCGTTGTCAAAGTATATTTTAAGCATTGTTTGTAGTTTAGGATGAAACGCTGACATATTGGTATCAAGATAGGACAAATATGCTTCTTTAAATTTGCTCTTTCTTGGGTCTCTATCCTGGAAAGTCTGATAGACCTTTACGACCTCATCACGTAAAGTCATAAACATTCTTACGTCTTGCCAGTAATCTGTTGTTCCGTGCTTATCCATAAAGTCTTTATTGTTAACAATTAACTTAAATGCTCTAGCATAATTATATGAATTATCGCCACGTACACCTGCAGAATATTCATCAAACCATGCTTGACTTTCGGCCTTAAATACAGTTTGAGCCAAGGTGGATAAATACTGTTGCATTTCTGGGTGAGAACGCCAAGATTTACCATCTGTAATCTGTGCTTTTAATGCATCTTTAACTGCATTATATCTATCCCAAAGAATGCTTTTTTGGCGTTGAATATCTTCTTCTGCTGGGGTAAGTTTAAGGTCATTAACCAACTTACTTGTACCAGGCAGTTTAAGTTTTGGGTCATTTAGAAGTTTAGATATAGCAGTATTTCTATCTTCTATCTTATACTCAATATCTGCACCAAGTAAGCCAACTAATGAAACATCTCCGTCTTTAATATTAGCCAATTGCTTAACTAAGTCAGAGTTATCTTTAAATATTCTATTGTAGCCTTCAACAGTTGGTATTAAGCCAGGTATATTCTTATTAAAGTCTTTAAATGTAACGTTCTCTAGAACAAGTTTAGGTCCAACAGTTGCCAGTAATTCATCGCCAGCAAGTGCTTTTGCTTCTTCTCTGGTTTTACCCTGACCTTGATACTTAGCAACAAGGTTGGTATAAGCATTGTCGATAAGACTTGCAGGATTTGTATTTACTTTAACTGGCACGCCTAGCGGAGAAACGAAACTTCCAGCGGCTTTTTGCCACCATAGTCCTTGCGCTTCTTTAATTGCTTGCTCTTCTGAAACTTGAGTCTTTTCAATTCCCATATCAAATAGAATTTTATGGTATCTATAGACTGAGTTTACAGATGCAAGAAAATCTTGCTTACCTAGTGGGGTAAAGAATGCATTATATGCTGCATTAGCCCAACTTGGAATAAATGCCTTGACTGGAACATCTTGTGGACCATATGGATATGCTCCAGCGTAAATCCAACCAAATACTTTTCTAAATTGCTCTGGACCTTTTTTACCACTTGCATAATCCTCAGCAGTTGGCCAGTTCTCAAATACCTTTGCGGTAGAAATTGATGTTATAAAAGATGGGCTAGGTGCGTTAAGTAAGAAACCAAGTGACTTAGCATTTAACTGTACGCCTTGACCACTACCCAATCCTACATCTTGACTTCCAGGAAGTACAAGGTGGGACATTCTATTGATATCCTCTGTAGGGTTACCGTTCTTGTCTACACCAAATGTTTGGAATGTTCTACCATAGTTATAGGTAAAACCTAATGCTCTTACTGGGTTATTAACGGCTAGTCTTCCATAGCGATAAACAGCATTAAATGCTGCGTTAGGAAACGCCATTACGCCTCTTAGTGCATAAAGCACGTTGTTCTGTCTACGGACAGTATAAAATGTTTTTTCAACCTCTTGAAGGGCTTCTCTTTCAGCGGCTTGCTTTAATGCATTCCATTGAGAACCATTAATCTTAACTTCAAGTCCTTGTTTAGATAATGACTCTGCTTTTTGAACTAACTTATTCATAGCAATTTCATTAAATGTATTTTCACGAATAGGATTTTCGGGACGGTTTAATCCTCTAAAAACTTTTCTTGAAAAATTAGTAAAAAATTTGTCTGTTACTGCAGCGGAGTTAGCACCAAAAATTGCTTGTTCAGCATAACCCCAGTCAGAAGGAGCAATTGGAAATAATTTATCTTCCTTTAATGCAGGAGCAAGTAGTTTCTGTAACTCAATTGCTTTAATTTCACGTTCAAGCAAAATTGCCTGTGCTTCTTTTGAAGGTATTGTTCTGTTAACAAAAGCATACTTGTCTTTTACATATGCAATTGCATCAGCATCGTCATAAATGCCAAATTGCTTTACATATAATCTACCCTCTTGGCTTGTGGCCCATCTTGCAAGGGTGGGGGCGTCTGGGTTAGAAAGAATCACTCTAACTAATTTATCATTTCTGATAAGTCTGTTTGCCACATACTCTAATTGATTATAATATATAGGATTTGTTATATCAATTGGCATGTTAGGCACCTTGCTTGAGATTATCTCAGAGCGTGCACCAATAGATAGTTCACCTAAAATTGTTTGCTCGGCAGTAACAGTGTTATCAACTTCTGCTCGAATTGCTTTTGAAAAGTTATTGCCAGTTTCATCATCAAAGAAAGATGATACTTTTACGTATTGTCCGTTATACATACGATAGTTGTCTTTTTTACCGTAGTAACGTTGCTTAAATTTAGCGCTTCTTCCAAAGACCTCTGCTTGTTCTACAGATAATTCAGCAGACTCGACTAGAGCCTTATCGATATCATCATAAGTCTTTGTTAACTTATCATCGATTTCCTTGATAAGTTTTCCGTTGGTTGCTAGTTTAGATATGGCAGTCTTGTAAGACTTTAGCCCATCTTTTGCAGCATCTAGTTGAGGCTTAATCTTTTTTAAAGTTGCAGGACTTGCAGACTTTTCTATGTAAGCAATACGACGTTCTAATGATGGAGCGTTTGCAGAAGCCTTTAGTGTGCCGTATGAGGCCGTCATTTCGACTAAGTCTGCCTCTAGGTCATCTAATTTTTCGTCTACTGCTTTTAAGGTTTTGCTTAACTTTTTAAAGTTTTGTTGTTTTGCAGCAGGAGACACATCTCCATATAGCAAGTCGTCTAAACCAGCACTATATTCATCTCTAATTGCATGAAGTTTACTAATACTCTTTTGCTTGTCAATAACTGCTTTATTAATAGCCTTTATATCTGCTTTATTTGTAATTCTTGTAGATACTTTTTCACGAACCCAGTTATTGGTGTTTTTTACAGAATTATTTAAAGCGGTTCCAGCAACAGAGGTTGCGGTATTCTTAATACCTAACGCAAGAGAAGAACTTACAATTGGCTCGAATATAGAGTTTTTAGGAATAAACATTGGTCGAGCCAATGCATTAAAACTCCAAAGTCTAGTTAAGTTTTCATAAATTGGAGCAATAGTATTTTTTGTTACAGTTGCGCCTCTTGAAACTCCAGTTTTAGCAATATCAATAAATTGCTTTTCAATTAAGTCCCAAGGAGTAAACAAGTATGACTCAGCCATTTGGCTGGTTGTTTCAATGTTGGTTCTATTCATTGAACCATCGGCATTAAATGAGTAGCCATTTCTTTCAAACACTCTTTTGTTTGTACGAGTGTTGTTTAACATCTGGGCTACTTGAGCATTAATAGTCTGTTCAGGATAATGTCCATGATTGTACGCTATTACTTTTCCTAGTTGCTCATCAATTTTAGAAAGAGTAGAAAATCTATCTTCTGGAGTAACTGCTTTTAAGTAAGTCTGTTCCCATTCATTTCTTAATTCAGAAACTTTTCTAGAGGTTGTTGGGGTAACCATAACCGTAGCATTGCCATCTTTAAGCGAAGGAATGCTATCAAAGAATGCATTTAATTCTATACGACCATCGCCTGGACGCATACCTGAAAATGTTACGAATCTTAGTGGTTTTAATTTAGTTATTGAATTTTTAAATTTAATAAAGTTTACAGTTGGCGCTCCAACACGACTTCCAACTTTCATGGACAAAATTTCGCCCATTTCATTTGCGCCTAAACGGCCAAAGTCAGCACCGAGAAAACCTTTGCCTTTAAGTTCGCCAGTTCTTGCTAGGGCTTTACCCTCACGAAGCGCTGTCTCTGTCTTAATATATAGGCTAGTTCCAATTTTTGGTTCTGCTGGGAAATAATCTAACTTTCCAAGAACTCGTAATTGGTCGGACTCATCAAAGAATGCATCTCTCAATGCTACCATTCTAGCATCTTTTGTAATTGCCTTATCAAAGGCTTTAGATAAGCGCTCTACTGCTGGACCTTCTGGATTATATATGTTTCCAGTCTTGATATAGTCAACTTTAATTTTGTTGGCTACATCACCCATCTCAAACAAATCATCTGGATTAGTTTTAGATAAACGGTCTAGGGCATTAACATCGCCCTTATCTCCAAGAATAATATCTCTTACAACTCTAGGATTATTTACATTCTCTAGAATTGGAGTTAATCTTTCATTGTTACTATAAATTCGAACTATGTCATCGATTTTAGCAAGGTCTTTAGTTTCTGCAATTGCCATCATATGGGTAGCAGATACAGTTTGACGCCCACCCTGAATACCATCAGCATAGTTTAAGCCAGCATCAATATCATCTGCAAGTTGAGCAACTGATTTATTTTTAGCAATGACACCAGTTTGTTTTAAACCAGCCTTGCTCAATCTACCAAGAGCACCAAATCCTTTGCTAATTGCAAAGTTGCCAGCAACAAAGTCAATAGAACCTGTAAACCATTTTCCAACAGTATTATCGACAAAGTTCTTTCTTATGCTTTCATCATCCCACAAGTCAACATCATCAAGATTTATTCCACCAATAGATAGAACGGCCTGTGATACTGGTTTTGCAAATGGCAATAAGTCAGATTTAGTAAATGCTTGACCCATTGATACTTTGGCGCTTCTATCATAAGCAGCCCTTATATCTGAAAACTGAAAACCTTGTTCGTATTGGTCTTTTTTATACAAAGGCGAGTTAAAATCAGTTAATAAACCCAATGTAGATATTGGTCTAGTCATATACGGTGATATAACTTTATTATTTAAATTAACAGCAGTAGTCAATAAAAGGTCAGTGGTACGTTCTGCGCCACTAATTGTTTTATCTTCTAAGCCTCTTAAAAGATTTTGTAGTGTAGCCTTAAGTTGTCCTTCGGTTTCAGGATTTGCTTTAGGTGTAATTGGCTCTAATGTTCCAGTTGCTAGGCCTGTTAAAAAATTTTTTGTAGGGTTTACAACTCTTTTAGAAATAGAGTTTGTGAAGTCTGACCAAAAAGCCACTCTATCTCCTTAAATCACGAATTGGATACATCTTCTCTGTCCCGCCTTGTACATCATCTCCAGTAACTGCTCTAATAAAAGCATCTCTTTCAGATGGTGAATCCCAAGGTTGTAATGCTAACTGAATTGCAATTCCAGCATTTTGATAGCCTAGTGAGTTTGCAAACTTATCAATATTGTCGAATATACTGCCTGGCAGCCATGATACATCACTCATTGCTGAGATATTAGATAATTAACAAAACGCTTGTAAGAATCTGGTGTGTCGGGCAAGTTTGCTGCTTGCATTAACGTAGGCAGATACTTCTGTACAATCATCTTGTTTTCATCTGGTCTAGTATTGGCACTAATGTTTTTAGGTAATGCATCTGAACCTGGCCCAGGACCAAAATCTACACCAGCAGTAATTGGCTCTGACGGATTGTTGGTTGGGTCTAGTAATGTTCCTAAGCCTGAAGTTCCTGGCATAGCCATATTTGCTGACGTTGCGCTAGGTGCCTTAGGTGCAGACATTGGGGCTGCTTGTTGTTGTTGCATTAATTCTTGTCCTTGTCCATATGGCATTCCAGATATATATCTTGCTGGTTGAGTTCCAGATTGTCCTGCCCCACCAGTTGCTGAAATATTGGCAGGATTGTTCTGTGCTGCAGTTGGACGAGGTCCTCCGCTATTTTCATTACCAGCCATTTTCTCTCCTACTTAATTTTTCTTGGTTGCTCTTTAGACATATAAGGTGGTGCTGTGAATGCAGTCAACTTAGATGCTATCTCCATTGCTTCATAAGCATCTGCTCCTGCATACAATGCGCCTAGCGCATATGACGCTCCAGAACCCGCAGCGTAAACTCCATCTGCAGATTTGCTTATTGATAACTCTTGGTCAACATCAAAGATTTCGCCGCCGACAGCCATAATAAATTGAAATCTATTTTCTTTTGTATCTTCATCAAAATTATAACCATTCTCTGTCATACACTTACGAAGAGATGGCATAGCCTTTACAATCATGAAATGATATAAATCTTCTTTATCCTGCTTTGTTGGAGTTGGTGGCTCCCAAATATGTTGTGCTATATCGCAAGGCAGTGTTTCACCAGAACCAGCAATTAAAAACATTCCATTTTCAGAAATCTTTTTAACTTCAGGATGAGAATAAATTCTACCTTCTGCATCAGTAGTTTGACTATCAGCAACTATAAAGCAACGGTCTTTATGTTCTATTCCTATAATTGTTGTCATTGTCCCCTACTTAGTCGTTATCCTCTTGTTACTACTCTTGCGTTTCCTCGCCCACTTGCTGTAAGACTTGTTAAAATTGATTGAATATCAGGTGCTTCTGTTGGTGGTGCTAATGGTGCTTGAGTAGGACCTCCTACTGGGGCACCAGAGGGAGCAGGGGACGGTTGCTCAACCATAGGATTTGAAGCGCCAGTAGGAGGAACCTGTTGTTGCGGAGCAAAGGTTGCCTCTATAGCATCTTCCAATGCCTGTCCCTTTTGGCGTGCTTTGATTACCGCAGCAATCTTTCTTACTACCTCAGAAGCGTCTTGTCCCTGTGTTGCCATCTGTGGTATTGCTTGAGTATATGCAGTTAGTGAGCCAAGTAATGCTGCTCGCATATCTTCAATTTCAATCTTTTCTAATTCTTGTGTTACGTTAACTGTAAATGGTAACTCACGCATTGCCATATCTTTGGAGATTAACTTGCCTCCAAGTGCCTGTAGCATAAAGATAAGACCTTGGGCTGGATTAAGACCAGCAAGCATTCCATAGCGGACATCTGCTGAGTAGTCACCCTTGATATCTTTTGTTGGCTTGTAAGTAATTTCGTATGGTGAGCCAGAATCTACACCACGAATTGTTTTTTCTTCTGGGAAAATTATTTCATCAATTTCAAAACAGATGCTGATTACATCACGCAATGCTGCTGCAAAAATTGCTTGAGCAGATTTGACCTGTGTATCAAAGGCTCCCATAAGAGCCTGTACGCCTTGACCTGTAACAATTGACGCATCAATGTTTCCAGTACGTCCCTCTGGATAACGAGATGCAACACGTAGTTCTTGATTAAGAAGTTGTTGCTCAGTAAATGCGCCTTGTGGTAAAGTAAGTTCTACACGACGAACACCCGCTGGGTTGGCTGTACGAATAACAGCATCTCCACCAAGTTGCAACTCTTGTACATCCTGTGGAAGTACGATAGGGGCTTGTACAGATTTCTCTGCAGCCTCCATTGCCAAAATAGCAAAACGATTGCGTAGTAATTGGATACCCAATACATCATCAAACTGACCACGTAGTTCATTGTCAATAGATGGTTTACGGGCTACTACTATCATCATTTTACCAAGAGGATTCTTGGCCTGTGATAAAATTAAGTTATCTTTTGTTGGCGCATATACAACAGACTGGTCTTTATCGTAATAACGAATAATTTCAATCTGGCTGTTTAAATCTTGCTTGTATCCCATACCACCTAGAAGTATGTTGTCATACTCTGGGAACTGGGCAACCAACTCACCAAGTGTCATGGTATAACGTTTGGCAAATGCTACACAACGACCATAACGGTCAAACTCTGGGTATGAACCAATTGGGTTCTCAATACGAATTCTAGGAAGTTTTACTTCTTCATCTAACTCAATTACAAATGGAACAAATCCATAGGTTAGATACCAGTCTGCTCCTGAGTACATCTGTACCGCAAGGTCAGAGTTCGAGAAATAATTACTAGCAATACGAGTACGCTTATCGGCAAAAGTACGAGCACGGTCACTGACCTGATTAGCGGCTGAGCAGTTAACCGCTGGAAGAGGTGCCATAACCTCTGAAAGGTCCCTGGCAACGATATCAATAAAATTTGCAACGACATTAGCATCTACTCCTGCTGGGAAAAAATCTGGATATACCTCAGATATTCTGCCTTTACGTACAGCAAGTACATCTAGGTTGCGAGCATCTCTTTCGCTGTTGCGATAACGTAACGATTGAACTCGTGCCGCTATTTGCTCAATTGATAATGCCATTTGTATCCTAACCGTAAGTTTCAGACCATTGCTCTGCAAAGGCCTCATCTAAATTAAGTGAACCTCTAGTGGACATCTGTGCCCTAGTAGCCCATCTATTGTTCTGATATTGTCCAACTCTACTTGATGTTTGCATCAACTCTCTACATCTAATGACTGCAAACCATAATGCCATAACACAGTCAGTAGGGTTTTTGGTATCTGGCTTCCAGGTAATTAACTGTTGCACTAGAGACTTGAGTCCCTCTGAGCCTTCATTAGAAGGTAGTTCTATTAAGTTGTTATCTTGAAATCTGCCGTCCCTCAGTGAGCCAAAGAGGCTCGCCATAGAAGCAACACCAAATCCAACATCCCATTTATTCTTACCAGTAAAGTGTGAGTTAAGTTGACAACCGTATGATGCCAGATAGTTTCTTAAATCTGTATCCATAGCGTAGTATTTTTGGTGGGCGTTAATTTCAACCCTGAACTCCTGTGGCTTGTATCTTTCTACCCACTCACGAATTAAAGCATCTTCCTTTTGTGGAGAAGGGTCAGACATATTAACGCAATCTAAAACATATATTCTGCCATCAGCCCTATTGTAAGATACCGCTACGAAAGCAGACCTACCAGTTACGGCTGGGTCAAATCCAATAATTGTATAAGTTGAATCTACGTTCTTTGGGTGCCCTGGCGTATTGCTTCTAAGCGGTCCACGCTTTCGCATACCGTTAACACATCCAGCAACTGCTGCTGGCGCAAAGATAGAGTCGGACTCGACATCTTCTTGTTGGTAGACCATAGCCCAGACTGACGGAGCAACCTCAGACCTTCGAGTAAATAACGAGGGTCCGTCCCACTTGGGATATAGCCCTTGCTCGTTAGGTTCATCTTGTTCGCCTTCTGCT